TTGTATACCATTTTCCCATTGCAAACTACCTTTTGTTAATACATTTGAGTTTCTTAGATCGTCATTATAATCTATTTGCTCGTATATTTTTGTTAAATTAAATAATGATTGTTTTGCTTCATCACGGAAAGCATGTTGCTCCGTTCTTGGAAATTGGCGGTAGTATTCATTTAATCCGTCTTGGTCCGCTTTTAAACCATCAACTTCATTTTGCCAATGTTCGATAACCCCATATTCTATTTCGTTTCCGTCAACGCCTTTGATGGGTTTTTTTGGAGTGTCGAAGACAGGTATGCCATAAGTATCAATGAATCCCTCGTACGACCATTCCATAGGTATGAACAAACTATATAATCCTGAGCTAGTCTGGCCATTGCGGTTTCTTTTTGTAACATCTGAATCGTAGTAAAGTTTCTTAAAATTATCTCCTCCTTTATCTAAAGCGTTTGAGGTTGAACCCATCATACACTTACCAATAATACGGCTACCTAATCGTAAACATGTTTTTGTAACGCGCCAATTGTTTAATATATTATCGGGTCTTAGCCATTTACCACTTTCATCATGTACAAGAAGTTTTAATTTCTCACCGTCATAAGAGTTGTCTCCTGTATTCTTCCAGTCAATTGTTGTATCAAGACCGTCAAGCTCTTCGGGAGAGTCACTATTATCTAGTTTTCTTCTTGTAAATTTAGAAGCCGGCACTCTATACGCCAATTCTGTTTTAGGTCTATCCATACCATCTTGGATAGGTTTAAAAAAGAACGGGTAGTTTAATGATATTGGTACGACCTTATCGGTAAACATTGTTTTGGCATCCGATCCTGATTTAGATAATATACCAAATCTTGAATCGCTTGATATTGTTGCTTGATTAACTAATTCTGCAGAGGACATAAATGAAAATCCAGAACGTCTATTTTTTAAATAGCACATTCCATAACACCTAGTATCTGCTTTACAAGCTTCCCAGAATATAAAAAATAATCTATTTGACTCTCTAAAATCCGGCGCACCAACATCTATCTTGCTCCATTGCAAGTACATATAATGCGTACCGGTTATATAAGTTGGTATTCCATTGTTATTAAAAAAGGCTCCTTCATCTCTTCTTTTAAATTCCGCATCTACGTAATCGTACCAGCGTTCTTTAAAGTGATCAGGATATTTATTCCAATCAAATACATTTTTTATTTTTTCAAGTTCTTTTGGGTAATCTATCTTTTCCCAATATTGCTCTTCTTTTTTATTGGATCTTGAATATACCTCATCTACTAATGGCAAAGCAATTTTTAGATTTTGTATTTCGTATATTTCACCAATCTTACCGGTTTTGCTTATAACAACAACATCATGCTCTTTATTATAACCATATTTCCATTTACCATATCTATTTTGCTGTTTAATAATAGATGGTTTTATATGATCGGGTACTAATTTAAATAAATTCTGTTCGTACATTATTTAGATCTCCCCTCTGCAAATCCTTTAAATACTTTTTGGGTATTGTCTTTTGCGGTTTCTTCATCAGCAATTATACGCTCTTCAAGTTCTATCCTTGTAAGAATTTCAAATGCATCGAATATAGCTAGCTTTTTTGTAGCCGCAGCATTCTTTAATTTGTCTGCCGCTAAATCTTCTTCGCCGTTATCTAAGATTGCTTCCTCAGCTACTTTGATAAGCTCCAACACTGCTTTGTGCCCAGCCTGGATTATATTCAGCTTCGTCTCCTTTATATTCATATTTAATTACAATATCATTAGATTTCATACAATATAAACGCTCTCCATCAATTATAAAATCAAATTCACCAAAAGGAGTGTAACCCACTAAGTCCCCTGGATTGATTTTAAGCTTGTTTAAGGCGTCATTTCCATATTTTAATATACCAATAAGTCTTTGTTCCTTATCGAGCTTTAAATAGTCTATATTTTTTAATGGCTTAATAAAACATCTGTCACCAAATGTTTGCCATTTATTTTCGCTTTTGTATAAGTAGATTTGATCTAAATCACAAAAATACAAATCGTCCATAAAATATGAGCGACTGTCTTTTTGATTGCCTCTAATGTCGTAGAATCTTCTAAAAACATTATGGTGTATTAATACTATATCTCCTTTTTTAATGTCCGTAGAATAAGCTAGCGGGGTAGAAACCACCTCCGCTAAGTTATTCACTGATTTAAAACTTTCTATTTTTGTATTTAGTATTAACTCTTTGTCATCTACTTTAACTTTGTTATTGTATCTATCTCCTAGAGGTTTTACAATAAAGTTAAATACGCTTTGCATTAGTATTCTAAATCGTATTCTACAGATACTGCCATATTACAGTTAAACTTTTTCCATGGCATTACCTCATCTTCTTTTTTTATATAAACATTATATGAGGAATCTTTTTCATTAATTAGTATGTATGCAATCTCATGGCCTCCATAGACTTGTTGGCCTACAGAATAATGCATTGCCTCATTTTTATAATCAACGCCTATGCTTATTTTTCTAATTACAGAATCCATTATTCACTTACAGGGTTTTCTAACTCAATTTCAGTATAAGAACCATCCTCTAAATTAATATTAATTGGACCATATTCTTCTTCTAATTCAGTTTTAAAAACTTCTATTGCTTTATTAACGTCTGCAATCTGATGCAAGAAACCATGTTTCTGAGACTCTAATAGTCCAATGTTAGTTAATAATGCTTGTAAATCTTTTTGTTGACCTACGATTTTTTCTAATTGTTCTTGCGTAATTTGTTTTACTACTTCCATGTTTATTTAATTTAATTGTTAATTATTATTTTATTGTTCAAAATTTATGTATTCCGTTTTTTTTAATTCCTTGTTGTATTGCGTTTTTAAAACTTGCTTTCTATTATTTGAAATATATGATACATAAATAAATTGAGGTCTTTTATAACTACCATACATCCAAATTAAAGTATCAAATTCTAAATTATCTTTTATGTAGTTAAATATTTCAGCGTTTATTGTTGTGTTAATATTTGCAGAAATCTTTAAAGCATCGCCATCGTTAAAGTTTAAATTTTTTTCAATTATAGAATTCAAATAGGAATTTAAAAATCCATTTTCAATTTTAACAACTTCTCCAAATTCAGTTATTAATGCTTCAAAAATATTTTCAGCAATTAATTTACCATTTGCGATTTGTTCTTCATTTGGAGTGTTTTCTATTTTAAAAACCTCTTTACCTTTGTAATCAATCCAATTTTCAAAGGTTATATTTTTACTTATATTCTCCATAATATTTTTCATAATTAACAATCATCGTTTCTATAACTCATATTAAAAGATGAACCAGCTTGTGTACCACTATTCCTTAAAAATGAATAATTAGGACATCCATCCTGATCAGAATATCCATCAATATTTTGAAAAGATACTGAGATAAAAATTTCTTGGTTATAAAAATCAATTGGAGTTTGATTATCTGGAAATGAATAGCTTCCAAAAACTATTTTATAATCTCCTCCTATTTCGTAGAAATAAGTATTAAAAGTTGGGCTACCGCTAAATCCTATAGAAATTTCATCGTAGTAGTTGTCGCCCTCATCGTCAGTTACATAAACTAAAACTAAAATACTATTAACATAATTAACATTCATTGCGTATTCATTATTTGAAATAAAATCAGCTTCTGTTGAATTTATTTCAATAACAAAAGCTACAGAAGTATCACCAATGCGATTACCAGAATTTAATACCACATAATTATCATAACATTGGTCAGAATTTACTCCCGTAGAAGTAATAGTAATTGCGTAGTCTTCATTTTCTGTAATTCCAATAACTTTTCCGAATGTAGGATTGCCAAAGACATCATAAGTAACTCTATCGTTTATTTCAAAATCTCCAATATCATATAATTCAGTATCAATTTGTTCTCCATTTACACAACTTTCAACTAAATATCTTTCTGTTGTAGGCGCAGGCCCTGAATATGCGCTTGCATTAGGCCAACCTATCCCTATACCATTCCAGCCCATTAGTAAAGCGCTACTATGTCAGAACAGGTTGTTGCTCCTTCATCATAACCTGCCCATACATTACTAACTATAACAGGGAAAAATGTGCCGTTCGGGATATTGTGAAATTCTGTATAAGTTTCTGGCCCTCCCGGTGCAAGATTTCCACCTACAACAGTGCAATATAAAGTTCCCCCAGTGCCTATATATAATGCAGCTGATCCTAAATTTTCGCCTGGTGATGCAGTGAGTGCAATATTACCAGTAGGTACTATATTTTTTGCTCTTGTTCCAAAATCTGGTTGATTACCGTATTGTCCCATAATTTATTTTTTAAATATTTTGTTATATATTTTACTTTTGTTTTTTGTTCCAATTTTAAACTCTAAAACAGCTTCTCCTGGAAAAGAATACTCTTCACCTGGTTGCATCATTTTAGAATTGCCTTCATTATCAATACCCAAAACGGGGAAATCTACGTTTTTCATTGTGATGTCCCCGCTAGGTATTACATTGTAAGGTCTATCTTTGTCTGGACTATTTCTTTTATAGCCCGTATTTGATAGATTTTTCATTTTTTAATGGCATCCACAAGTTGTTCCACTTCCTCCATTTGAATAGCTTCCTGACCCACTTCCTCCAGACATACTTTTTTCTTTTTTACCTCCAAAAGCCATGGTAACAGTTGGTTTTTTTGGTTCTTCTTTTGGTGTTACTGGGGTTGGAATTGGTTTTATAGGTTGACTAGTTAATCCATTACCAAAAGTTGTTGGTGCTGGTGTAGGTAAGTCCATTGGCTTTTCTAAATCTGGTTTAAAAGATTTATTGCTGTCTGATCTATTGCTACCTTTATTCCAATCTGGATTTTCTTTCACAAATTTTGACCAGTCTTCATTAGACATTTTTTCTTTTGTTTTTGTATTTCCATTTCCAGGTGTTTCGTAATCATTAGTAGTAGTGGTAAATGTTCCTGGACGACTACCTAACGAACCTTTCTCAACAGTCGTTTTTGAGCCTATTAATTTTTCACCCGTAGCCGAGTTTTGATTTAATGGAGATGTTGCAGACACTTTTTTATTTTTGTTTTGCAAATCCATTTTATCGCCAAGCATTCCTTTTTGGTAAAAAGCGCTTCTATTTTGTTGAGCAACAGGTTCAGTAGTTGTTGATTCATTAGTAGCTGGCTGTTTACCTTTGTTCTTTTTTGCCTCAGCTGCTGCCGCATTTTTTGCTCTATTTTCAGCATTAATTTTTTCTCTTGCTTCTCTTTCGCTTTTAATTTGAGCTTGTTTTGTCGCGGCGGCCTCTGCATTTCTTGTTCTAGTTGCAGCTTGTTCTGCTAATCTTGCGGCTCTTTCCGCTTTTATTCCTGCTAATCTTGCTGCTTCTTTATCTTGGTTTTCTTGTCTAAGGTAAGCATTGTTTGCTTTATTATAATCTGATTGAGCCCTTTTCTTTTTATCATATTTGCGCTCCTCCATTACTTCACCACCTGTTGTAACTTCGGTTCCGCTAATCTGAACGTTTTGGCCGCTTTTCATTGCTGCTTTAACTTTTTTAGCAAGTTCACTTGACTCTTCAGACGTTAGAGCGTTTGTTTGTTCACCTTTAACAGACGCAGTGCCTTTATCAACTACTTTATAATAATCACTATCTTCATTTCCTGTTACCTTACCAATCAACGCTCCGAGCATACTACCAGACGAACGTGTATAAGCTGGCGTAGTAGTTATATTCCCATTAATACCAGTACCTAAATTTTTAATGCCTCTTGCGGTTTGTCTAATAGTTCTATTACTAGCTCTACCTGACACTACAGGTACTTGCTCGGTGCCAAACCCTTGATATTCAGGTGCATTATAATCTGGCTCTACCGGCTTTTCTAGCCGTGCAGGTTTTTGGTCTTGATGAAATGGAGACATACCATGTTTCATTGTAAATGCCATAATATTTTTTTTTTATTATTATTCTTTCTTTTTATATATAATGGTGGCTACAGCGTCACCAGTTACTTCACATTTTAATGTATTATTATCAATAAAAGTATAAGTACATTCTACAATCCATTTATTTGGAACAAAAATTGTTTTAATAAAAATTGATGATTGATTAACTTTTAATGTAATTATATCAATTGGCAATCCAGAAGAGCAACTTATTTCTTTAACATGTAACTCATTACTTTTGCTTATCCAAAAAAACAAATGTGCCGATTCTTGATCCGGTTCCCAATAACCAACTAAATCATCAACATTAAATTTTTGTTGAGCAAAAGAGTTTAAACTAAATAAGGTAATTGCGATAATTAAAAATACTTTTTTCATAATTAAATAATATTAGATTTATATAATATTATTATTACGCGTATTTATTGCTTTTTATAAGCTTCGATTTCCCAAGGTAGTTTCTTAGACCCCTCTTCCATAGTTGCTCTGGAATATTTCTTACCTTTCCACATTACATGAGTATCAGTATAGTCCAAATCACCTCGTTTCATTTGATCTATATGCACCTTCTCATGGGATATAGTTTTATTCTTTTGTAATTCTAAAGGGGATACATCTTTATTAACTAGAATTGTCCCATTGTTTTGCGCCATACCTAATACGTCTCCATCCATATCTGTGCTATAGATTGGAGTATTGTCTACCTCGTAAGGAGCCCCTTTCATTATAAATGGCATATTTTTTTGTTTAATTAAATCCCCTACAGAAATTAATCAATAGGGGGATTAAAATTCTTATTACGATATTACAGCAGCCGTGCAAGTTTGTCCCGCTGGGAAAGAAACCGCAGCCAATACAGGTCCGTTTACTGTTAATGCAGCGTTATTGATAGCTTCTAAAGCAGCGGCAGTAGCAGTACCAGCCATAGTTAAAGTAACTATTCTTCCGCCAGACGCTAATTTAATTGATGTAGCGCTTACAAACTCAGTGCATAAGCCGTCTGTACTAATTAATGTTGTTCCTTTACTTGTTACCGGAATTGAGATAAATTTTACCATTTTGTTTATTTGTTTTGTTTGTTGTTTATTATTTGTTGTTTATTAATATTTTCCTTGTGCTTTCATTGTAATGGGACCTGGCTTATAAACTGGATCGTCAAACCTAAGTTTAATACCGTTTTTACCAGAACTTGATCCTTTGCCTTTAGGGTAAGCAGTTGTATCTAATGGCCCGCTCCATAAAGCGTTTGCCCCTAATCCTGCCATTTTAGCCTCTTTATCAAGAGGTACCATTGGGTGTTTTATTGCGTTTATATTCATAATTATTAATTTGAGAGATCGTAATATGGTGAAATTGATTGTTGTACTCCTGTTGGTGGTGATACGGATGTATCTTGTAAAGCATTTGGATCTTGCATTTGAGCCAATGGAGATCCGTAATTATTTGTAACCGCTGTACCTGCCATTGCATTTCCGTACAATCCTTTCATTGCTGTAATTTGGCTGCCTTTTTGAGAGCTCACAAACCCTGTTTGATTTAAATCCATACCAGTCATCGGCACATTTCTTCCTCTAGCATCTATAGCCGGTCCATTTGCAATTTGTTGAGTTTGAACAGGTTGAGGCTGTGTTGCCGCGGGCGCCTGTATTGCTCTACCCATCCAAATATTATTATTACTTACTCCCGCGTTATTTCTAACAAGGCTTGCTCCGGAATTGGCAACATCGTTAGCCCTAACTGCTTCTGCATTAGGGATTGTTGATGTTCCTGTAGCAGTAACAACGGTGTTTGTAGCGGGTATTGCAGGAACACCGGGTGCCACTTGCTTTATAGGAGTATCTTGTTTTTTAAAACCCATTATTTCTTGTTTTATCTTTATTTACATTATGTATGGCTGTTATTGCAACAGTATCCATATATGTTTTGCCTTTCATTATAGTATTCCTATGGCTTGTTGGTATATCCTCTTTGCCAAGCATTATACGATACATTTTACTTATTAGTTGTTTACACTTGAAGGAAACTTTATATATATTGTATTTTTGAGTTGTATGGTTTCTATTTCTCCAAACCACTATCCAACCCTCTTTTAATAAATTGTTCCAGCGTTTATTGTCCCAACTATATGCGTATGTACCTATTTTATAATCTTGCTTTGTAAAGAAATCCATGCAATCAAAGTAAATCAATAACTCTAGATCTGCATCAGTTAAATTATTATTTTTACAAGCCCATCTACGTATTATTCTATAGTGTTTTAATAATCCAAGGTCTTTAATATCCGAGGCTTCTAAACGGCTCATAAAACAACAACTACATCGGCTAATTTTATAACGTAGTAAATCTCTTTGCCAAGTTCTATTTTATGTCCAGCGTGTCTATCGTAAAATATTACATCACTTTCTTTAATACCAACAACTTCTTCACCTATAGATTTCACTTGAGCTTCAATATATCTAATATCTTCTCTTTGATTCTCAGCAAGTAATAAACCGCCTTTTGTTTTAGTGGTTCCTTCTTTTACTTTTTGTATAATTAAATTTCTACCTATTGCCTTCATTATGCTCTTAGGTTGTTAATTACACAATCTGTTGATAATATGGTAGTAGCTACTGAAGCCGCATTTCTTAATGCTGATTTTGTAACCAATAGTGGATCAATAATACCTGCCTTAATCATATCAACAGTTTCTCCGGTTATAACATTTAAACCATAACCTACGCTAGATATAATTTTAATTGGCACATCTTCAATTCCGGCATTGTCTAATATAGTCTTAAACGGCGCTCCAATGGAATCTAGTAATATTTCTTCCCCAAGTGAGAAGGTATCTATATTGTGAGAAGCATTTAATAAAGCAATTCCTCCTCCTGGTACAATACCTTCTTTAATCGCTGCCTTGGTTGCACAAATAGCGTCTTCGATTCTATCTGCTTTTTCTTTTAATTCTATTTCTGAATTAGCGCCAACTTTTAAAACAGCAATTTTAGCTGTTAATCTTGCTAATCTTTTTTCTAATCTAATTACTTGAGCAGGCGTATTTTTTTCTAATAATGATTTTTTAATATCATTTATAATTTCTAAAATCTCTTCTGATGTTTCACCAACTTGAAGAACTGTCTCTTCATGGTTAGTAACGCTTTTAATACAAGTACCTAATACTTCAGGGCGTATTAAATCTAAATCATCGCCAAGATCTTCGTTTATTAATGTTGCTCCTGTTAATAATGCTAAATCATCAAATATTTCTTTTCTGTTAACACCAAAAACCGGCGCGTCAATAACATTAATTTTTATATTTCCTTTTGACTTGTTCATTGCTAACGCTGATAATGGAACTTGATCCATATCCGCAATTATTAATAATGACTTATTATTTTTTATTACGTATTCTAATACTGATTGTATTTGACGTATATTTTCCACCGGAGACTCAACTAATAATACTAAAGGATTATCTAGTTCCGCGGTTTTGTTTTTTTGATTTGTTATAAAATGGGAATTCTTTAATCCCATAGAACACTGTACTCCTTCAACTACTTCTAAGCTGCATTCAGGTTCTGC